CGCGTTTATAGACGGTGCGATGCGCGATCGCAACACGGTCCAAGAGGGTCTCTTTAGAGCTTTGAAGCTCACCCCTCATCAATTGGCCCCAGCTGTCTAGATCAACCTGCATACGCAGGCTGAAGGCACAGGGTATCCGGACTTCACACACATGAGTGTGCTTGTTCCAGCGATACATACGCTTGATCCTTGTCTTACCTTTACGGTCAGTATAGGCTATTGCGCAATTCCTGATGCCAGGCGGTATAACCGTCCTAGGTCCTATAAAAGCGATGCCCTTCGTGAGAAGAGTCGCTTGATTATGGGTGATGACATAGCGAGAAGTCTCGCATATGTCCCCATACCACTCGCGAACGAGCGGTTTAATGCCTAGGACGTCAACGCCCATACCATAGCGGGCAATGAGGTTATTAGCCATCATTACCATATGGTGCAGACCGCGAATATCATTCGTAGGCAGGTGTTTCAACCTGACAGGCGCGACATCGACTCCTTTGTAGTAGTCTCCGCCGCATGACTCCCTAAAGGGAACCAATCCTGTAAAGGACTTGTGCATGTTGAGGGTTAAACCCGCATGCTCTAGTGTCCTACGTACTCGTTGCACGGATGCAACGGGGATAATGATATCGTCCCCGTAGACACTCGGACCAAAGTAGTCATCGCCTCTCGGCGGTGAGTAACTCAGGTCTTCCACGTGTCTCGGTTTAAGGCCCGTTTCCGGGTCCTTTTTAGCAGTTACCAACCCCATTTTAGGGTACTTGGTTTCCACTGCGGCGGCTGTCATAGCCCAAAAACAAATAGACTCCACGGGGAAACAGCAAGCTGATCCCATGGTAGCGAATTTGTTGAGACGGAGTATTAATCCGTCCTGAAGCATAACATCTGAAGTGCGACATGCACTCAGCGCCTCAAACCAGCCCTTAGGAAACAGGTATTTCACCACTTCCAGGGACAGGCTATCGGATGCTTCACTCAGGTCGAGAGTCGCACCTTTATCAGGGTGCAGAGAGGCCTTGCGGGCCAACTCTCGATTTCTAGTCTGGTCCTTCCAGGACACTTGACTAGCTACAACATCGTCTCCGTCCACTTGTTCACTGATAGCGCTATTAACGCCCTGCTGAATGAACATAAGTTCCCGAGGTTCGCACGCAATAGTGCGGGGACCACGGGCATCTTTAGGTACGAAGACGCTTCTTGCCGTTGGGGAACAGCACTCCTCACTTCCGACTAAATGCGACTTATAATAGTCACACAAGTGCGTATAGTTATAGAAGAAATAATCCGTATACGGGTAAACCTCATTTAACCGAGGTATATACCTAAACGAATCATATCGTGCATGGGGTTTAATCCTGCACGCACTACTCCCCGACCCGTGCTTTGGGCGAATCTTAGAAGGATCCCTCCTTCCGAGAAGCTTGTGCACGAGTTTACGGGCCCGCTGCATTACTAGCGCATAATCACGCTGTTCTGCTGCGAGAATGCCTGTTATTGCCTGATCATTTCCAGGAGCAAACCGAGCAAGAAGCTCTTCTTTGCGCCTTACCGTCCGACGGATGTCGAATGGGATTTGATCATGGCCGTACAAACACTGGAACTTGCCAAGGTTCACATCGGTCGAAATAAATTTCGCCTCTGCGGCCCAGCATTGTTCCTCCGTCGGCTTCAGCTCTAGTTTGTAAAACAGCTCGGAAAGCTGTCTAAGACAAACTACCGCACCCACTTCGTCGTGTAGAGTGGAGCACTCCTCATCGGAGTCTGCTTCACCTTCATAGCACTTGAATGTGCCAGAGGAATTAAACAAGACACCCCAGGCCTTCCTGAGGAATCGCGGGTAGGGCATATCAGATTCCAACCTCCAACCCGAGAAATCGGCTGAAGAAAGGTCCCCGCTGGCAAAACCAGCGAGTAGACCTTTACCGATTCTTGGGAGGATTGTTGTTAAGAATCCGAGCCCTTCAGCCCCGCAGCGGCGTATAAAGACCTCGCGGTCTTTGTCCGTCACATAGCGGGACAGTTGTGATGTTTTGGATAGCTGTAGCCACAAGGCTACCAACCGTTTCATATTTGTATCTTTCATGGTACTAGTATGTTGCGTTAGCTTCCTCCTTCCCATCACGCTTAACCTGGCTTTAATGCCAGCAAGCAGCCACCGCCCCCCTTTCGGGGGCGGCTCGTCAATCCACATAGCTGGGGCAGCAACTTCGGAACCCAAACATCACCCTTTACGGGAGGTGTCCAGGTGCGTCGTTGTCACTGCCCCAACCTTAGTGGTTTCTAGGCTGCTTTTGTAGTTGGAATAGGTAGTAGACGTGGTGTCTACTATTTTGCCCTATTCAGGGGTACGTGAGGTCCATTTCGGAACCCACGCCCCGGCACGCGCTATGATTGAGCGCACGAACCAAGTAATAACCGCCACCCAGATGAGAGCGGGATCCGACATTGCTGTCGGTTCCGCCACCTGCTTTGGCAGAGTTGCTACTACGGCTTGTGCTACCTCTGCGACCGATGTCGCCGAGAGGCTTATATCATAGTGAAACAGGGATGCATCTACATCGGTGTCACGCTCTGGCAAGTCCACAAGTTCCACTTTCGTGGTGCTGGGATTAGCCATTGTCGTTAACCGATATTGCCTTCGGCAGATGCAAGTTCGGTGCGGTAAGCCGCATCGAATTTGTTCCCAATCTCCATTGCGTATTCGACTTCGGTCAACGCGGTTGCGTCGGACCTGATGACGGTCTGAGCATCCTGGATAAATCCAGTGTACTCGCCCGTGGTCGAATTGTAAACAGGCACTTTGACCTGCCGCAATGTGCGTGCCAAACCGGAGGACGACGGAACGGTATTGGCCACCCTAATGGTGATCCGACCCTTCAAGTCGCCTTGTGGCGAAGGGGCAATGTACAAGACATCACCCGTGCGCTGATCCTCGGACTTCGTGAAAACGACGTCCGCGGCCGGTGTACCACAGTTAATTGTTACTGTTGTAGGAAGCATAACTAGCTAATTGCCACCCCTTTGGAGCCCTCAGATCCATCTGGATCCGAGTATAAAACTCCGGGCGGCGTTGGTTTAATGTTGTGTTTATTGCAACCAGTAATCGAACGAACGAATCCTGTCTGCATTTTCTGTACTGAGTCAAACGACCCAGCCTAACGACGGAGATAGAGTATCTCCGTGAGGTTGGCAAACTGACGAAAGTTCGGCAACCGGATTTGAGGAATAGGACTGAACGCCTCGAGAGGCAATTCAGCTTTGATCCTCCTGTAACGCGTATAGGCAAGCCGACCCTTGACAATTGGGAAGGCACCATATTCGTTCCAGAATTGTGTGCGGAGACCCTCACTATCGAAGTGAGTTGTAACCTCGACTAAGGCCTCGTGTTTAACCGAGTAACCTTGATCTAGTATAGTATACGGGATATCACAAAGATCTCCTTTAAACTGTGCTAGCCAGTCACCAACGTTGACGAAATAGTCCACAACAAAAGACCACCGGGTTAATTCCCAGGAGACTAAGTGTGGATCGTCGAAACCCAACGCGCTGGCCATGATGGCTGGCGGCGAAGGGAATCCACTTGGAAGGTGCAAAAGCACCCTAGCCCAAGCGGTGACTAGTCGTTGTCGTAAAAGAGCCCTAAAGCTCTTGTTGTATACGGGCGTTAACGCAGTATTGTCAATACTGTCATCATGCACCGTGCCGCGCACTGGGAACGGGTGTTCAACACCACGTTCCAATCGTTCGAACTGCGAATGTACGTGCTGACCAAGTTTGAGTAGGTTCGCGAGGTCACCCAAGAAGGGTTTAATCGCGAATTGATTAATCAAATCAGCCGTTACAAGGGTAGTGAGGGCCTCTTTAAGCCCGACACCTGGATTCTGATTCCACCGTTTAATTGCACGCCGCAAGGCGAGCGACTTCCCGGAGGATCCGTTTCTGATGTCGGGCCCTAATAGGGCCGTCATTTTCCCGACGTCTTTGAACAGCGTAGTAAAATCACGCAGTTCGCCGAGGAATGTCGGGAGATTTATACCGCTGTCTTGGATTCCGAACTGCATTTTATTGCATGCTCGCACAAGTGCGAGCAAATCCGAGTCCCACGAGGGGGCCGGATCGTCGTACTCCACTCCAGCGATACTATACCCAGCAGAGAGATAACTGGAGGTCTCCGCCCGGGCTGTTTTGCCCTGATAGGTGGAGTTCTCACCGGCCCACGAGAGTGTGCGGCACGGGAAGTCCCATACTTGTTTAGTATGTACGACTTCGTTATACTTACCTAGCCCATCCGGTACATCCGAGATCGTTTCAACGATTCCGGTTTTCCCAGGATAGGTTCCAATATTATAAACCTTGTCAGTCGGAGTGTTGTTGTAAACATACCTCCCGCCTATTTGGCTGATCCCCGTATCAGGTAGGACCGTCCACACCTTGCGAATGCAAGAATGTGGTTCGATAATGGTGGTATCTCTTGTTCTAGTTCTCATCTGAACGATGTTGTCCGCACCCCCCG